AATAACTGCTTGACATGTAAGTCGTGTAGGATATAAGATATTATCTGCATTTGTCAAGGCCCGAAAGGAGCCTTTAATAACGAAGGAGAAAGTAGTATGGAAGACTTAGCAAAACTGATGGAGGCGGACTTTGAAGCAACTAAAGCCACTTCTGTTGAACGATTGGACCAAACTGGACTGACTTCAGTAGCAGGCTTGGCCCGCCAAATCCGAGATAAAGAAGTCGCTATAGAGTCTCTTGAGAAATCACTCAAGGATTCTAAGAAGGATCTTCAAAAACTCACGGATGAAGAAATGCCTGCGATGCTCGCAGAAATCGGCATAGCTTCTTTTACCTTAGAAGACGGTTCCACCGTTGAGGTCAAACAAACGTATGGTGCAAGCATACTAGTACAAAACCGTCCGTCCGCTTTCGAGTGGTTACGCGACCACCATCATGACGACATTATTAAGAATACTGTCTTGTGTCAGTTCGGTCGCGGTGAGGATGATCAAGCCAGTGCTTTTTCTGCGTTTGCAGAGAGCAAAGGTTTTATACCTCAACAAAAAACTGAAGTTCACCCACAGACGCTACGTGCTTTTGTGAAAGAACGATGTGAGGCAGGAGAAGAATTTCCCATGGAACTATTCGGTGCATGGGTCGGTCAACGCGCAGTAATCAAAAAAGGAAAGTAGTCATGTCACAAACTAAAGAAGTCGCAGCAAAGAAGTCCACTGAGTTAGCAGCATTTGATCCAGCTATGTTTGAGGCCGATGCGGGTCAGGGCATGGAGAACATGGGACAGGATGATTTAGCATTACCCTTTCTCAAAGTGTTGTCGGGTAATGATCCGATCTTAGATGAAAACGAAGTTGCTCGTAAGGGTGATATCTACAACACCGTGACGGGAATGGTATACAAAGGTAAAGACGGTATTAGCGTCATCCCTTGCGCTTACCAACGTCGCTTTATTCAATGGGCCCCTCGTGGTTCTGGCAACGGTGCGCCGACTGCTATTTATGAGCCGGGCGAAGTGCGTCCTGAAACTCAACGCTCCACTGAAGACAACAAAGATTATGTCGCAGACGGTAGCGGTGAATACATTGAAGAAACGCATCAGCATTTCGTTATCCTACTCGGTGACGACGGTGCTTTTGAAACCGCTTTGATCGCTATGAAATCTACGCAGCTAAAGAAGTCGCGTAAGTGGAACAGCATCATGGCATCACGGTCCATGCAAGGTGCAAATGGTCCATTCACCCCACCTCGTTTCTCACACATCTATCACCTCAAGACCACACAAGAGGAAAACTCTAAAGGGTCATGGCACGGTTGGGAGATGTCATGTGAGGGCCCCATTGCTGAAGCAGGACTATACGTTCGCGCCAAAGCTTTTGCTGACAGCATCACCACAGGTGACGTTGTTGTTAAACATACGGATGACGATGGTTTAAGCGGTAAAGCAGAGCCGTTTTAAGCTAGGTCAGCACTATGGGTAGGGCATGAAGCCCTGCCCTTTTTCCGTATTGGGGGCAAGCAATGTCATTAGAAAAGTTTATGACCATCTTTGATGGTTTAAAAGAAGCGCATGGTTATTTCAAGATTGAAAAGATCGGTGCAAGCGGCAAAGCTCAAGGAAAGGCTGGCGTTCTTCGCGAACCACAGACCAAGCAGCTTTGGGAAAACCATTTGTTAGGAACAGGCAATGGTCTAGGCATCATACCTATTAACGAAGACAACTGCTGTAAATGGGGCTGTATCGATATCGATCAATACCCTTTAGACCACAAGTTACTGGTGGACAAGGTCCGCCGTTTGAAATTACCCCTTGTTATATGCCGATCTAAATCAGGCGGGGCACACTGCTTCCTATTCACCTCAGAGTGGATCGAAGCTAAAGATATGCAGAAAGCTTTAAAGGCCATGGCCGCAGCATTAGGTTATGGCGAGAGCGAGATATTCCCAAAGCAGATCAAACTGCATTTGGATCGAGGCGATGTAGGTAACTTTCTTAACTTACCTTACTACAACCATGAAGAAGGTCTGCGCTACGCATTCCTAGACGATGGCACATCGGCAACATTAGACGAGTTTGTAGAGTTGTACACCCAGTTTGTTCAGAACCCTGAAGAAGCGATGAAGCTACAAGTGATTGGCGCTAGCGAAACAAAGTTTCTCCAGAACGGTCCACCGTGCCTACAGATTATCTGTAAAGAAGGTATTAGCGAAGGTGGTCGTAACAACGGTTTGTTCAATATTGGTGTCTACCTGCGTAAGGCCTTCCCCGATAGTTGGCAGGCTGAGATCCTAAAGTACAACATGGAGTACCTCTCTCCACCACTGCCACTTAACGAAGTGAACATTGTGGCCAAGCAGCTTGAGCGCAAAGAATATGCGTACAAGTGTGGCGACTCACCTATCAACTCGCACTGTAACAAAGACTTATGCCGTACTCGTAAGTTTGGGATAGGTGCTGCCGTGTCAGGGGCCAGTGTGGCTAACCTGCGTAAGTATAACTCTACGCCGCCTGTATGGTTTATGGATGTGAATGGCGAACCATTGGAGATGGACACCGAAGCGTTGATGAACCAGATGACTTTCCAAAAGGCCTGCATGGAGCAGCTAAACTTGATGCCACGCTCTGTTGCGAAGCAGCAGTGGGAAAGCCGCATCAGCACACTGTTGAATGAGATGAAGGATAACGAGAGTGCCATCATTGAAGTTGCAGTTGATGCCAGCACCAGCGGTCAGTTCTATGATTACCTCGAAGAGTTCTGTCGTCACCTACAGGTTGCGCAGGACAAAGAAGAGATACTCTTACGCCGTCCATGGACAGATGAAGAGCAGGGCATCACTTACTTTAGACTGAAAGACTTTGAGAACTTTCTCAAGAAGAATAAATTCTTCGAGTACAAGTCTCATCGCATCGCTCAACGCTTACGTGACATTAACGGTTCAAGTGTTGTATTGAAGATCAAAGGCCGTGCTGTACGTGTATGGCAGATCCCCTCGTTCGACACGTCGGACATTGATATAGAAACACCGAAGTTTGGTAACGACTATAAGGCACCTTTCTAATGGTAGAAGATATAACAGGACCAGAATACGGCAGGCGTCGTAACGCAGAGATCGTCATGATGATTGACGAGCGGTTTATGACTATGACTGCTGTGGCTAAATGGTTTGGCATCTCGAAGCAGCGAGTTCAGCAAATTTACAGGAAGGAGAAGTCTAAAGATGTTTAGAATATTTGGACCTCCCGGCACTGGTAAAACAACCACCCTGCTCAACATGGTAGACGATGCGTTAGAGAAGGGCACTCACCCACACTCAATCGCCTTCCTAGCCTTCACACGTAAAGCCGCTAACGAAGCTCGAGACAGAGCCGCCATACGCTTTAACCTAAACCCTAAAACGGATCTGATCCATTTCCGTACACTACATTCACTTGCACTGACCATGACCGACATAAGATCAGAGCAGGTGATGCAGGAGTCTCACTTCAGAGAACTGAGTCGATCCATCGGGGTTAAGCTCGGCGGCAACAAAGCCTCTAACTTTGATGACGACATCCCCTCAATGGTGGCAAGCAACGATCCTGTCCTTGGACTGATCAACTTGGCTAGGCTTAGAAAAGTATCGCTACGCGAGCAGTACAACATCAGCAACATCGAGCAAGATTGGAACACGGTAAACTACGTTGAAAAGTGTTTAAGGAAGTACAAAGACACGATGAACCTGTACGACTTTACGGACATGTTGGAAGAGTTTGCTAAAGGTGCTGAGTACTACTGCCCCAAATTTGATCTATGCTTCTTAGATGAGGCGCAAGACTTGAGTCCGCTGCAGTGGGAGATTGCTCACGCGATTGATGCTAAGTCGACACGTATGTATTGTGCTGGAGACGATGACCAAGCTATCTATCGATGGGCGGGGGCGGATGTTGATCAGTTTATTAACCTGCCCGGCGGATCAGAGATCCTCTCACAATCCTATCGAATCCCCCAATCCGTTCACCACCTCGCAGAGAATGTCGTGCGACGCATTACACGTCGATTCCCAAAAAGGTACGAGCCCAAAGAAGAAGCAGGCAAGATCACACGCATCAGCACCATCGCTGCCCTCGATATGTCCGAAGGGTCATGGCTCATCTTGTCACAGGCTGGCTATCACCTTCAGCCCGTTGCACTTGAACTAAAGTCTAGTGGTTACCTCTTCAACTATCGCGGCCATCGGAGCATCAGCGAGAAGCTATCCGACGCCGTCAACAGTTGGGAACAACTGCGCAAGGGCAAAGCCGTCTCAGGCGAATCCGCTCGAAGGATTTACAGCCTGATGTCCACAGGGGAGCGAGTCACAAGAGGTTATAAGAAGCTCACAGGGCTTGCTGACGACGATCTTGTCACACTGCCTATGTTGGTGGAGACTTACGGATTAAAAGCCGACGACAGCATGATTTGGTCCGAGGCGATGGACAAACTACCCGACATGGATAGGGCGTACATCACGGCACTTTTACGACGTGGCGGAAAGTTTAATGGCATCCCTCGCATTACAGCGTCCACGATCCACGGATCAAAAGGCGGTGAGGCGGATAACGTCGTACTGTTCACGGACCTTAGTCCAGCAGCAGATAATGAAATGCGCAATAACCCTGACGACATGCATCGCGTGTTTTATGTCGGAGTAACGCGCACCAAACAAAACCTATTTATCGTCGATTCTGAAGACGCAACACGGAGTTATGATTTATGAACATGAGAAAAATGAGTTGGTCGGACTGGAAAAAACAGATGACTAAAGAAATGGAGTCTGATCCGATGTTTGCACCCAGTAAAGACGTTAAGCCTGCCAAAGGTTTAAAGGTTGATGGGGATAAAATGACTGCAGAAGAGTATAGCGCGTATCAGCGCAACTGGATGAACGAAAACACTAATGATTAAGGAAAGATTATGAGTTTACAAATGGCCATGTTCGCTAGTAAGAACGAGTGGGTTCCACCATTGGAACTTCCAGACATCACGGGTGCTTCTAAAATAGCCATCGATGTGGAAACACGCGACCCTAACCTAAAGAGAAATGGGCCCGGCTGGCCAACAGGTGACGGCGAAGTCGTAGGATACGCCATTGCTGTTGATGGCTGGTCCACTTATATTCCTATACGACATTTCGGCGGCGGTAACCTAGACGAAAAAATCGTCAACCGTTGGCTCAAGAAAGTATTCGAGTGCCCCGCCGATAAGATCATGCACAATGCGCAGTACGACTTGGGCTGGATCAAACAGATGGGATTCACCGTTAACGGACGCATCATCGATACCATGATCATCGCATCACTGCTTGACGAAAACCGTTTTAGCTACAGTTTGAATGCGCTGGCCTACGATCTGCTGAACAAGACCAAGTCGGAGAAAGGTCTAAACGCTGCCGCCCAAGAGTTCGGTGTCGATCCCAAAGCTGAAATGTGGAAGATGCCCGCTATGTATGTCGGACCATATGCTGAAGCAGATGCGGAGTTGACCCTTGAGCTCTGGAACTACTTTTCCGTTAAGCTGACACAAGAGGACTTGTGGGGCGTCGCTAACCTCGAGTTGGATCTGCTGCCATGTCTCGTAGACATGACCATGCGCGGTGTCCGAGTCGACGTCAATCGCGTTGAGCGCACTAGGGATAGCCTGCTCAAACGGGAGCGGGAGGTCATGAAGGAGCTTAAGCGCGTCGCTGGCACTGGCGTGGAAATCTGGGCTGCGCAGTCGCTTGCTAAGTCCTTCGACAATTTGGGTATCGATTATCCAAAGACTCAAAAAGGCGCACCGAGTTTCACTAAACTGTTCCTCCAAGAGCATAGTCACCCCGTCGCGAAGCTCATCGTTGAGGCTCGGAACCTGAACAAGACATCCGGCACATTCATCAACTCCATCATGAAGCACTGTCACGCTGATGGCAGAATACATTCCCATATAAATCAACTCCGTTCCGATGATGGGGGTACAGTCTCAGGCCGCATCTCTATGCGCAACCCTAACTTACAACAGATTCCAGCCCGCGATCCAATCTACGGGCCAATGATACGCTCGTTGTTTCTCCCCGAAGAGAACGAGCAGTGGGCGGCCATTGACTTCTCGCAACAGGAACCGCGCATCTTGGTCCATTATGCGCATGTATACGGTAAAACGCGAGGAATACCCTTAGAGGGCGCCGCTGAATTTGTGAAGGCCTACAATGAGAAACCAGAGACTGACTTTCATAGTTTAGTTGCCGAGATGGCCAGCATCCCTAGAAAGCAAGCCAAGACGATTAACCTCGGTTTGATCTACGGTATGGGTGTGAACAAGATGTCAGAAGAGTTGGACATCGATGTGGACGAAGCCAAGGTTTTGGTGAAGCAGTACCATGCTCGAGTCCCTTTCGTTAAAGGTTTGATGAGCGGTGTAATGAACCGACTCAATGACAAAACGTCAGGGGGTGCGCTGCGCTCACTTGAAGGTCGTAAGTGTCGTTTCGATTCGTGGGAGCCCGACACGTTTGCAATGAACAAGGCGCTGCCATTTAAGGAGGCTGTGGCTGCTTACGGTCCGACCACTAGACTTAAGCGGGCCTTTACTTACAAGGCCTTAAACAGGCTTATACAGGCCTCTGCGGCGGACATGACTAAGAAGGCCATGGTGCAGTTATATAAGCTAGGTAAGCTACCCTTGTTGCAGATCCACGATGAGCTCGCCATGTCAGTTACTAACTTAGAAGAAGCACAAGAGATAGCCAAGGTTATGGAGAATGCTGTGC